TCTGCCATGACCCCTTCCGTTACTTGAGCCCGAGCAACCGTCGTGCTGCAGAAAAGATGCAGAAGGAAGGGACCTTGCGCATCACTGGACCAGCAGGAGGATTCCTTGATGACGCAACTTTTGACCAGATTTCTGGGAGCGCCCGTCGTATGAAGCAAGAGGACCTCGGGAACCGAAGCGGACGCGTTAGCGGAAAGAGCGGGGCTGCTGGTTCGCCTAAAGCAAAGGCGCCTGTAACGCTTCGCCTCGCCCCCCCGGTAGGAATGCCTGACCCTCCCCGTCAGGGTGGCGGTTCAGATACTCGCCGAGGTACTGTTGTCGGTCCGGGGGGTAGCGGCACTATTACCATTCGGGGTAGTCAGCAGGACCCGTCCACGCGCGACAACAAGGTTGTCATTGACAAGAACACCGGTCGCATGAGCCGTAATTAATCGCAGCTCGCGCAGCGATACACAAAGCTCTCAAGAACGGGGGTGTCTTCAGCAACGAGGGCACCCTCGTTGTTTCTGACAACATGGTACTTGCGGTTGGTGAAGTAGTAAGTCTTACCGCAGTCGATGTTCGGACGGTAGTCCCAGCTACAGTTTTGTCCAATCGCGACGTCAGTCGGTCCGGTGCATTCTGGGTGGCGCGTCGGAATGGTGTCACCGCCTTCAATGATGTAGATGTCCCAGACTCTCCAGCCCTCGTGGTTGGACTGGATTCCTACGGAGTTGGGGAACTTACCGACTGTGGTTTGTCCGATGACGTCGAATGCGATGAGCGTGAGCAGGATGCCGATGATGGCGCGGAGGGTAATCTTGATGTAGTTCATTCTTCTAAGTTTATGGGTTCGTCTCCTTCGAGTTTTCTGTAGATGCGTTGGATGACCTGTCTTGCTTTTTGTGAGAGGCAGTACCGATTGCGGTAGTGCTTCTGGGTCTCCTGATAAAACAACGCAGCTTCCCCCGACTTATTGTCCAAGTCCCATCTGGTGTACGCTTTCTCTATGTAACCCTTTGATTGTAAGGGGTATATGGTTCTGTCACCCATCTTCTTTTCATTCTGCTGTAGCTCTTCGGCGACGTAACTCAGCGTGAAGAACTCAAGGTCGTACAGAAAGAAGAGCACCATGACTTCATTCAGTGTCAGGTCGTATTTCTCTGTCGCCTCCCTTGCTGCCAGCTTAAGGTACTTGAGATAGTTGCGGTGTATGTATCTACCATTTAAGTATGAGAAGTCGCGCAAGCGCCTTCCGGAATGCTTCCTACTCATCTTTATATTTGCTTCATGGCAACCCTTACAGGTAAGAAAATTAAAGATACCTACTACGGTCTCCTCAAGACGACGGACGACACGGCAGTATCCAGTAGCCTGAAAATCATCACCACCGCAGAGAACACCAACTCTGGACTGAGTCTGTCTACCACGACGGTGAAGGCTGAGAACCTCCAGATTGAAACGGTGGCGGAAGACTCTACGGAAACCAAGACTCTGGTTTGGGACTCTACCTCGAAGGTGGTGGGGTATCGCACCATCCCGGCTTCAATTACAGCCACGTCTTCTGTTACTGTTACTGGTGGCAGCTCCTCTGGTGTAGTTCAGTACACAGACCAAAGCGGTAATACGACGGACCTCACTTGGGTCTCGGGTACGAACATTCAGGTGTCTGGCTCTTCAGCCGACGATGAAATCACCGTCGCCCATACGAAGCGTTCTCTCACGAAGCTGGATTCCGGTGTGGGCTTGACCTCTACTTCGTTTGGAAAGTACATCTTCTTGGACTTGAATACGATGAACGGCGCGGACATTACGCTGCCTTCTGCAGAGGCTGGTGCTTTCATTGACTTTCAGATGGAGTCAGGTTCTTCGTCCGCAACTACGGAAATCAAGGCGGCATCTGGTGACGTCTTTAAGGGTCGGGTCATCATCTACGAAACTGGTGCCGACGACTACCATGTCGATTATGCGGGAGCTACTGACGACCAAATCAGCTTGTCTTCGCAAGGGACCACAACGGGCGGAAGTGAGGGTGATACCCTTCGCTTTATTTGCTATGACGACGGGACGTGGTATGTTGACGGGCATCTCACGACGAAGTCCACAATCACATTGGCTGAACCCTTCAGCGCCCAACCATAAACTAAGAGAGCATGGATGAGATTTTGATGAAGACGATGTTCGAGGAGGTCCGTGGCCTTTTCGATGAGCTGGAGGAAATCGTGCGCAAGTACAGCGCCGAAGACAAGGTCTCTTATGTTGCCAGCTTTGGTTTGATGGAAGAGAGCTCGACTGAGAACGAGCACCATTGGAAAATGGGGTACTCTTGGAATGTTCGTGACGACGACCAGTTCGATGAGATTCAGTACCTCCAACGAGAAGCATATTTAATCGAGTCCGATGACGAAGACGATGACATCACGTTTCGGGCGCTACTGAACTAAAATGAACATCATTCGTAAGATTGTCGTGGGTCCTAATCCCAAGGACGCCATGGCTTACTTTGTCGGCATGAAAGCCGGGGGGTCCCGTGTGTGCCTCATCGAAGAAGACGACTCTGCGCTCTTCGCACACAATATCAGGAAGTACAACATCTACATCGAGGATGACGAGTCAACGTACATCTGGAAGTCTGTAGAGAATGTGCCTGTAGTAGTAGAATACGATTGCAATTTTGAATGAAAGCACTACACCACTTTATCGTTCGCATAGACAAGAAGTACAAGGACACCATCAAGCTCGGGAACAAGGAGCTCTACTTGCAAAGCAAGTTCAACGAGCACCAACACCGCATCCCCTATGGCGAGATAGTAGCCGCTCCGTCTAAACATTACACGGGTGCCGTCGAAGGAGACGTCTTGTTCTTCCATCACCACGTCATTATGAACTCCTCCCTGCATCTGGGTGAGGACCTGTATCTGGTCATGTACTCCCCGGATACGTCTGTTGCTTGTCACGCCATCGCGTATCGCGACGGAGGCGGCGACATCAACATGTTGGGTGGCTGGATTTTCTTGGAGCCACCGGAAAAGACGGAGGGGTACGAGTATAGTGAGAGCGGCATCATCGTCGACATTGGCTTGAATCGCAAGCCGGAGAACAAGGGCACGCTCATGAGCACCACTCCGGACCTCGAACGTCAGGGCCTGAAGGTGGGGGATGTGGTCTACTACTCCAAGAACTCTGACTATGAGATGGAGCTGGACGACGGCAAGAAGGTGTACCGCATGCGCGACTCAGACTTGATGTATGCCGAAGCGTAAGTACAGCACCATTGAGGCTGCGGAGCGGCTGATGTCTTCTATGGAAACTGCCATTGACAACATGATTAAGGAGGTTGCCAAGCCTGTAGACCCTGATGCCACTGGGTCTGCGCGTAAAGCAGAGCTCCAATCTGTAAAGCAAACCGCCATAGATTGCAAAGAGCTTTTGGTCGAACGTCAGCGGTTGGAGCAGATGGTCAAGGACCTTAGCGAGAAGGGCGCCATCGAGGAGCAGAAAGACTACTCCGGAGGGTTTGCCGAACGCTATAGCAAGTAATGCTCAAGAAGGTAGATGGTTATAGTGAAGAGGTCATCTCTATCTGTCCCCGGGGCACACTGGGTGAGGTTGTCGAGATTGCCGGACTCTACATTGCGCTTCCTGAGATGCCCGACCCTGAACGTGTGGTCGGCTATGGCAAAGCACAAGCTGACCAGAGATGGCAAAGGATTGCTCCTCCTGACGAGCTTCGGCGCATTCGGAGTATGGATGAGTGGATGGAAGCCCCTAACGAGTTTCGGGCCAAGTTCCGTCCGTATATCGAGGAGGAGTTCCGGCGTCGCCGTGAGGGCCTTTGGTTTTTCAATAATGGCGTCCCTACGTTTATAACGGGTCGTCACTACATGCTGCTCCAATGGACCAAGATGGACATTGGATACCCGGACTACCTCTCTTTCCAGCGGGAGCTGTACATCCATATGGCGGCGTGTGAGGCCGACCCCCGGTGCATGGGTCAGCTCTATACGAAGTGTCGTCGTAGTGGGTACACAAATATGTGTAGCTCAGTTCTGCTTGACGAAGGTACTCAAGTCAAGGACAAGCTGCTCGGCATACAGAGTAAGACGGGTAAGGACGCTCAGGAGAACATCTTCATGAAGAAGGTTGTCGCCATGTTCCGTGCCTACCCATTCTTCTTCAAGCCCATTCAGGACGGTACTACGAACCCGCGTGTGGAGCTGGCGTTTCGTGAGCCCTCAAAAAGGATTACTAAGAACAACAAGACCAGCTACAAGGGTGACGCCTTGAACACGGTCATCAACCACCGCAACACCACCAACAACGCCTACGACGGAGAGAAGTTACATATGCTGTATCTCGACGAGGCTGGCAAGTGGGAGAAACCTACGGACATCCGTGAGGCGTGGCGCATCCAGAGGACGTGTTTGATTGTGGGTCGGAAGATTATCGGCAAGGCCATGGTGGGTAGTACGGTAAACCCCATGGACAAGGGCGGAAAGGAGTACAAGGCCCTGTGGCGGGACTCTGACCCTCTGCAAAGAAATGCTAACGGCAGAACCGTAAGCGGGTTGTACCGCATCTTCATCCCAGCGCAGGAAGCCCTCGAGGGTTTCTTTGATGTGTATGGCAACCCGGTGATACAGGACCCGCAGGAGCCCGTACCGGGCATCGACGGCGACCTCATCTATTTCGGTTCTAAGACATTTCTGAAGAACGAGCGGAATGCTCTGAAGGGTGATGCTCGTGAGATGAACGAATTCATCCGTCAGTTTCCGTATACCACCGATGAGGCGTTCCGTGATAGTATCGAGGGCAGCCTGTTCAACATCGGCAAGATTTACGAGCAGATAGAGTTCAACGACAACATGTACCCCAGTCCTGTTGTGCGCGGCAACTTTGTCTGGCGTGGCGGAATCAAGGACGGTCAGGTAGCCTTCACTCCTGATAAGGCTGGGCGCTGGTATGTCTCGTGGATGCCCCCAGCGCACTTACGCAGCCAGCACAAAGACGAGCGCGGGCGGCGTGTCCCACCCAACGCTCACATCGGTGTCGGGGGTGTCGATAGCTACGACCTTGACCAGACCGTAGACAAGCGGGGGTCGAAGGGCGCGTGCCATCTGTATAACAAGTTCAACATGCAGGATGACTGCCCGTCGAACCACTTCGTTGCTGAGTACGCTTCTCGCCCAGAGTTGGCGAGCATCTTCTACGAAGACATCTTGATGGCAGCAGTTTTCTATGGCTACCCTCTGTTGATAGAGAACAACAAGTACGGAATCGTAAGGCACTTTGAATCAAGGGGTTACGAAGGGTATGTGCTTGACCGACCCGCCCACTTGAAGGCCCCGAATAGTTCTTCCAACGTCAAAACGAAGGGCATCCCATCCAATAGTCAGGATGTGATTCAGGCCCACGCCCACGCCATCGAGGCATACATCCACGACCATGTTGGTTTCGGTGAGGAGCAATGTGGCACGATGTATTTCAACAGGACGCTGGAGGACTGGGTCGGTTTCAAAATCAACGACCGTACCAAGTTCGACTTGACAATCAGTTCTGGTCTTGCTCTG